CCCGTATAGCCCCGCTTTCCAAGCCACTCTACGGCCTTCGGATCGCCCTGTATAAACACCTCACCGGCCAGTACGTCGTAATCGGCCTTGCTCCACCCCGAGGGCTTCTCGCCCGACACGTGCGCCAGTAACTGCTTCGCGCCAGGCGAGTTCCAGTCGTTCAGGTCGACCACATTCTGGGGTTTAGAAATCGTGTACTCTCGCACGGCGCCCCACTGCGCGGCCGACTTCTGGTCGGTTGAAACGTAAGTAAGGCCCGCAAAGGCCGATGATTTATTATACCCACCGACGTCGGAGCCGCGGTAGACGGTCGTTCCGACGCCGATGGCGCCGCCGTCGGTCCACTGGCCCTTCTCGTCACGTGCCTGCGACGGATCAAACGCCGCCCGCAACCGGGCGACCGTGGTGGAGAACCAGCCGCCGAGCGCACGCCACCGAGCACCCTCTTGCACCTCGATGAACTCTCTCGGGATCGGACGGTCGCCCGCGAGCAGCAAGGACCCGTCGTACTCGTCGTACTGCACGCCGTCTTTCTGCTCGGGGTACCGGCCGAAGCGCTTGACCAGCGCATCCTTGTCAACACGGAACAGACGTCCCTCGCCCAGTGTCTGGTAGTACTGCGTGTTCTCCGGCGTGTTGGCGAGGTACACGCCCGGTCCCTCGTAGCCCCGCGTCGAGGGCTTGATGCCGCCCCTCTCAAAGGAACTGAGCGGCTTCGTGTGGTCCGAGATGTGATAGATGTAGGGATCGGTCGTGCCGAATACCTTCGTGCTGTCGGAGCTGTCGGGGCGTACGGCGTAGCCCGATCCATCGCCCGGCCCAAACCGCCCGCGGTCATCCCGCTCCTGGTCCGGTGCGTAGGCCGCACGGTGCTCCAGACGGGACACGATGTGTTGCAGCAAGAGCGTGGCGCCTTTTGAGTAGATGCCAGGATTGCCGGAGCCCAGTCCGCCGAGGGTGCGCGGCTGCGCCCCATACATCTTGCGCATGTAGCGATCGTCATCGGCCTTGCGCTTCGCCTCACGCTTATCTAACGCGGCGGCACGTTTTGGATCTTCACGAAACCGCATCACCGGCGTGCCGTCTGGCTTCTGTCCGACGCGCTCCAACGTGCCGCCACGCGGGAGGATACGCTCCTGCTCGTGATAGCTTCCATACGCGAAGTGCGTGCCAGCAGGCACCTGGATGACGCTGTATTTTCCGCCGAACTGGCTTGCGTGCTGCTGTGTGGTTGCCGTGCTCAGGAACGCAGGAGATACGAACTTGCCATCAGTGGGAAGGTTGCCCTTGTGGACGACTTCGATGTTCGCATCGGTCTTATTGCCCATCTGCAGGCGTTCGACCTGATCCACCATCTCCTGTTCACGCTCGGGTAGTGGCTCGCCGCGCATTAGCATCCCGTTGATCTTGCCCGCGTTCTCCGTCCGGCCGTAGCCCGCATCCATCGGCACGCCGCGTTGCATAGCGCCGAAGCGCTGCGCCGGTGCGAAGTCGGTGTTACCACCCTGACTCCCCGGCACATGCCCGTTCTCAGCGGTCCACCCACTCCCAGGTCCGCCGTACACGCGCAGCATCGCGACCGCCAGGTAGCGGGCTCGGAGCGACGGAGGAGCAGCGGTAAGATCAAGCATTTTTCAGCCCGACCATCCGCAGCACCCCATCCCCATCACCGGACGCGATAGCCGCCTCCAGCGCGGGATCCGACGCCACGCCCAGCACCGAGTCGATCACCTCGTGATCCCCCGCCAGGATCGCCGCATCGAGCGTGGCCAGCAGCGACGCCGTAGCCGCCGTCACGGACGCACTGGCGGCAGTACGCGCACCCCCGGACTCCGGCGGGGGCAACCCGTCAGCCCCGCCGCCCTGCGGCCCACCTGGGGCCGGTGGGGTGGGCGGGGTGGCCTCCTTGATCTGTTCGGGGGTGAGTGGAGGCATGCGGTTCCATTTCTGCCGAATTTCCGACGCCGTGTAGACAGGTACACCCATTGCGGTGTTCACACTGGCCCACTCCTTCGCGCCCTGAGCCTTCTCGATCTCAGTCAGGTCCTCGACGGTAGGCCATATGACGGAGTATTCCTTCGGCTCGGGCAGGTAGCCCTTCTCGATCAAGCGATCAACCAGGGGCCGCACGATGCACGGCCCAGCGTACGCCGTGCGCCGATCCTGCACGAAGGTCGCCCAGTTGTCGGCGTCCTGTCCACTTGCTAATTTTCCTTCTTCGCTACCCATCAGGATGCGCTTGGGGATGTGCTTGGCGCCCGCTATAAGAGTAACGATTGCATCAATTGGCGCGGCAAAATTTGCTACATCGGATCCGAGTGTCTTTACGTCCATGCCGCGCGTCTTCAACACGCGGCTGATATTATTACGATACTCTTCAACTTCTGATACCAACTTGGTCTGGGCGTCAGCAGACAACGTCACATCCTTGTCCAAATTTAACACTAAGCCCTGATTCGCACGCTGGAAGAATGCCTCGACACCGGCCCCGATAAGTGTTTCGAGATTAGTGACCAGATTCCATACGCACTCAAGGGCCGGTACCCCGTAGACAGAATTATCAAGGAGCCCCTCAGCGATATGAATGACACGACTGTGGTGGGTCGGCCTCTGAAAATCAGGTGACGTCACGTCCAGTCGCCGAAGCTGGTAAAAATTCGGCAGGCCAAACCGAGAACTCTTCGCATCGCTCTCGAAGTCCTGAATCGTCGCATCGACGTAGCCACTGCTTGTGGGACCCGCCCCGGTCATGCCACCACTCGCGTGCAGTCCTGGACCGCCCCCGCCCGCGAACGGCGTGAAATAAAGCAGGTCTTTGAACTTACCGGATGGCAGCTCCTCAGACAGTTCGCCCGGCGCACCAATCAACAACACGGCGTACGCCCCGAGCCCCGCCAGTATGTCGACCCGCTGGAGAATCGACCAGATGTGAAACTTGTGCTCCAGTTCAATCCACGCCTTTTCAAAGTCCGTCTTAACCTCGGGATCCTCCTCTTCCTGCAAGCGAACACCACCCCGCCACGTAGCCATTGGCGCCGCGTCCACGATGCGTTTCGCGATGCCACCGCGATAATAAGTGTCGCGGTACATCTTGTTAGTCACCACACGGTCATAGCCATACACGGCATAAAGATCGCGAGCGCCATCAAAGGTGATGCCCGCCATCCGCATAAACTGTTGGCGACCGAGTATCACCGAGGCAAGCGAGCGAATATCACGGTCGGTATCAGCCATTGTCTTTCTCCGTCTTCAGCTTCGCAATGCGTGCGTTCAGCTTGTCGATCTCTTTTTGGGCGCGCTCGCGAGGTGTCAGCAGAGCGTTGGCGGCACGTCTAACTGCTGCTGCCGCCACACCAGAAGCTCGGCGTTGCTCACACAAAGCGGCGTAAGCATCCGGATCTGATTTTACGCGCTCCCACCACGCCAACTTGCCATCCTGCAGAGCTTTAGTTGGCCCAGGAACCCATCCGTTGGCTTTTCGTTCCGCCCAGGTCCGCCGCAGTGCGGCACTCGTACTCTCACAAACCTCTGGCGTTTTTGAAGCGCTTATGTTGGCGCAGTGCTCAGCAGATCGCTCACGGCCAAGCATCGCGTCTCTTTGGCGTTGATTGGCTTCCTCAGATCTAACTGTACCTAACGCGTAATGGTTACCCATCATCCTGGCAGCACACTTAGCCCTGGTGGAATTGCTTGTTACACGCAGACGTCGTGCTTTACGCAAGCGCTCTCGTGTTTCATCGGAATGCTTTCGGCCTACTAACGCGGCGGCCCGTCTTGCTACATCCGCAGGATCGTGCTTATACCCGGACGTGCCCTCGCCGCCCTCAGTGGCATTAACTAGATCATGTCCAATTTCACGCAAAGACTTGATGTAACACCGCTCGACAAAACCTACAAGTTCTCGTGTCGACTCCGGTGGCAGTTGTTCCAGCACAACCACGCTATAATCCCGCCCACACCGGTGCAGCTTACGGACCCAATTCAGTAGATGTGACACCTTACTACGATTTGCCGCCCTACTGTGGTACAGGGGGCGATCTCGCCGCGTCCCCGCCATCCCGACGTATCGAACATGGCGGGGTTCCTCGGGGTCAATCAACCCGTAAATAAACGGAACAGGCGTATCCACCTGCAGCATTGGTATAAGCTCTACCTGCCCCACGTGGCCTCCGTATCCGCCTTGATGTTCCGCATGCTCTCGACGGCGTAGCGCACGGAGTCGATCACGTGGTTAACCTTGTCATCCAGAATCGGAATGACCTGGCCTGTCTGGGCATCAGTGCGATAGTGATAATACGTAAACTCATCAATTGTGTGCTGACACCGGGGGTGGATCACCACGTCAAACGACTGCAGGAAGATCACGCCCTCTTTCACGCTGTTTGGACCCTTGGTCGCCGCGACGATCAGTGGGTACCCATGCTTCTGAAGGTACGAGATGGTCTCCGGCCGCGCCGAGTCCGCTGTGATCACCCACTGGCGGGCCATCCCGTCCCCGAGTGTATCGAACAGCGCGGGCGTCGAGTCGATCTCTACTCCGACCCGGTACACCTCCTGATCAATGTAGAGCGTCTTGTCCTTGACCCAGCACCGAATCAAGACCGTCGGATCGACGGCGAATCCCCAGTCAGCACCGAACACGAAGGACGTGTCAACCGGCGTCTCGAACTCCTCGACACGCCAGTTCGTGAACACGCGGCTACTGGAGTGCATCTCGTAGCCACCCATCCACACGTGTTCATATTTGTCTTTGTCGCGTGATCTGTCCCATTCCATCTCCGCGCGCAGAACGTCAGGGAAGTATGGGTTATCCGGGTAGTTCGACTGAACCACAACTGCCTCGGGCGGGCGGTCGCCGCCCCGAAACAGCTTGTCGACCGGGTCCTTAGCGTGACGTGGATTCCACGAGAACCACAGCTCGGAATCGGGCTTCCTGATGGTAGGCCGCAGCAACGTCAACGACCGCTCGGAGAAGGACTGCGCCTCCTCGACCCACGCCACATCATACCCCTCCAGCGACTTGATAGAGTCGGCGGAGTAAGATGCCATGCCCTTGAAGATCACGATCCCGTTGTAGGGCGTTTTGATGTAGGTGTCTCGGACGGTAAAGTGATCCTGCACCCGGTAGTGCTCGATCTTATCGACGAGCAGCCGCTTCACGGACTGCTCCAGACTGACCTGGAACTCACGGACACACACGGCGCGCGTGCGTTGCTTCATGCTCCGCGATAGAAGCATCTCCGCGAACGCATGCGACTTGGCGCCGCCGCGGCCCCCGAATGCAGCCTTGTATCTACTTGGATGATGAAACGGTGCAAAGACGGGCGGGAGGTCAACGAGGTCTAACAGCCGTCGACGAGAAAGCTCTGCTACGATCACATCGCGGCGATCCATGATCTGGGTGATTGGGTCGACGGCTGTGTCGAGCAGTGTGCCCCCGTTATAGAACCACCCCTAGTGAAGCTCGCCATCTGGTGCGGTCGGCGACGTCGGGTCCGGGTAGCTACGAGAGCGAGCTACCTCCTCGCGCGCACGGGACGCCAGCATATCAAGCTCGGTCGCCAACTCCTCGACCGGAATCGTCGACAGGTCCTTCCGAGCGTCCTCAACGGCCACCGTCTGCTTCGGTCCGAAGCCCGCGCGGTCCATCAACGCCTTTGCGGCGTTCACCCTTACTGGCCACTCGGGACACTCGCGGCCGTGCTCCCTGCAGATCACAACGCGGAAACCAGGATCAGCGGGCTTACCAGACGCGGTCAACGGAACCTGTGCGTTGGGGTCGTCGAGAAAGTAGTAATCGCAGTGCAACCCAAGCGCCTTGAAGAGCGTTTCAAGAGCGGGCTCGACGAGTGCGAGGAGACGGCGCTGTGCCGCCTCCCTCGCGCCCTCACCCGCACCCCCGTGAAACGAGCAGACCGTCAGGCCCGGCACCGGTGCCATCTTACACGGTTTACCCGTCGCCTTACTCTTCGCTGTGCAGTGCCGCCGTCCGTCCGGCCCTACGCCAACCGACGCAAGCTGCTCAGGCGTAAGACCATCAACCGACGCCAATAACGTCTTGGCATCGACGTAGTTGATAGGTTGGCTGTAATCAGGCCCCATGAGCAATCTTGCAACCACGACAAACAGCGCGGGCACCGTGCTCCGCGCCACACCGCTGGGGTGCATTATACGCCTGATCGGAGTCGCGGAGTCAAGTTCTTAAGCGGCTGCGGTTTCTACGGTTTCTCGGAAGGCCAAACACGGTTGCCAGCCACCGGCACGGCCGTGTCGCCCCCGACGGTTTCGCCCCTTCCGACCCTTATTTTCAGCCACGCCAGGTACACACAGAATCAAATTCCCTTTTTACTTTCTCCCGCATCGCTTGGAAAATACCTTCGAAAGGGGCGAAACCGTCAAGGCCGGGGGCCACCGTTTCGCCGCCCCGTAGGAATCTGGCCACATGTCCTCGCGTTCGCCTTATGATCGACTTCATGGTTTTGCGTTTAGAACGGAATATCGTCCGCACCGGGGGCATCTTGGACGTCGTCCGGGTCGTCCGGTTCGTCGTGGTCGCCCGGGCTGCGGGCTGCGTCACCGTCCGCGAAGCTCATCGTGGCCTGCGTCCCGACCTGCTCGGTGTGTCCCGCGGTGGCCTCTAACCACCAGGCTTGTCGTTCCTTGCTGGTATCACTACGGAAGCACTTACCGTTGACGATCCGGTCCTTGTGTTTTCTCAACCACCAGCCCACCGATTTACCACTCCACTTGCCCCGGCACGCGACCTCCATCAGTTTGTCCCGCAACGCCACGTTGATGGTATCCCTTTTTGCTATCACATCTAATTCCGCTTGTTTCTCAATATCGCTGACGATAACATGTATGTCTCCCCTCGCCGTCCACCACACGTCCATGACGGACGTCAGCTCGTCCCGCCGAGGATCCGCGTTGAAGACTCCCAAGCAGGCTGCGGCGGGGTCCCCACACCCTAGCCAGACCAGGGCGCCCCGCACCCACGCCCAATCCGAGAACGAGCCGACTGGGGGCAGTTTTTCGGGCAACCCGGCCTGAATGTACGCCAGAAGTATGGTCAAACCAGCGACCACGAGGTTTTGACGGTTTGTTATCACCTCCTCGTGGCAATCGAAACTACAGACGCGGTTCTCCGGGTGCTCCGTTTGTGGGTCCAGTCTGCAGGGGACTACCCGCCGAGAAATGTCTCCCGCGAAGGCCATGTTGTTACCGCTGGCCAGCACCAGAGTGTTCGTGGGGAGCACCCGGCGTTCGCTCTGCCCGAGGATCCGTGCCTGCACCGTCTCCTGGGTGAGCATGCTGCACAGGAAGTCCCCAGTCAGTTCCCGCTCGCAGTTGTCGATGTGGATCACGGCGTCCCCCGCCGATAAGATCGTGGACAGGCGTTTCTCGTCCTCCTCCTCGGTCTTACCCTGACTCATAGCCGGGGGCCGCATGCCAGTGGTGATCAACCCTACCATCTCGGCGAGCAGCGACTTACCGCTCCCTGCTACGGGCGCGTCGTAGGCATGCAGCGGGGCCGTACGCATGCTCAGCCTTACAAGGCCCGTCAGGATTGCCGACAGTGCCACGGACTTGGCTCCGGGCGCGAACAGAAACTCTCGGAGAGGTTCCTCCAGGCGACTTAGGGCCGCCACCGCGTCATCCTTGGTTGGACGCACCGGCATCTGCGGGAAGATATTCGGTTGGAAGTCCAGGAGGAGCCCGCTCTCCGCGTCGTAACCCGGTTTCTCAATGATTCTGCCAGCTCGTGTGATGGTTGGTGCCGTGGCGATCCCACGTAACACCGGGAACCGCCACTCACCACGCCCTATCAGGGTCTCCGCGTACACACGGGGTGGGTCCACAGGGAGGTGGTCACCCTTTGTATCCGACCACTTGAGCCACGCCGCGGACTTCCCCATCTGTTCGACTAACCAGGGCTCTCTGACTGTGGTCAGGACCGTAGAACCGACGCACCTGCGTATCGGGTCATCGTCCTTGACGGTATCCAGCTTTACGGGCCGCATGAGGATCCCGCCCCGCTGGTAGATCGTGGCCTTGCCTAGCAGTGACTCCTCTGCCACGTTGATGATGGTCGTCAGGTCACCGCCTTTTACCCTGATGCTCCCGTCTGGCACGACCGGTGGCGGGGAGAACTCGAAGAACTTGTAGACGTCCCTGATTCTTCGGTCGGTGCAGTGCCCGTGTAGACATTTGAATGTGAAGCCCTCCTCGTTTCTGAAGAGAACCGTTGTCTCCGTCTGCTTGCTATGCTCGTCCGACCACGGGCAGTGCACACTGATCTTCTTGCCCCGCTCGCTCCCCCGCAACCACCCGCGGCGCCGAAAGGCCTCGACCAGGTCGAAGGCGAGCATCCGCTTGTAGGTCTCCGCGACGTTGACTTTTTGGACGACAAGTGGGTGCGTAAGCAGGTGCAATCCGGTGACCGTGAAGTACCTCTCCCGGCCCGGGGTACCATCATATAGCTCTGTCTGGCTTCCGCGGACGGTGGCGATCTTTCCCTTCGGGAGCTTGCCATAACCGAACAGCTTGATGCCGGTGAGCGAGGGACTCACCTCTGCGTAGGTGGTGATATCCTGGATTTCCTGCTGCACCCACTCCTGGATGGCTCCGGTCTGGGGGTCCCGGCACTTATCGAAGTCTACGCCCACGACGCCGTCTTCGGGGAAGAAGGCGAAACCGAGCCCCGCCAGACGGTCCGGGTCGTACAGGTATCGTGCTTTAGCGTCCTCGAACGGTCCCCAGTGTGTAGGGTTCTTCGAGTCTGCGCCCGTACCAGTGGTGATCTGGAGTGGCTTCTTCGAGTGGTTTTCGTCGTAGTACCAGACGGCCCACCGCGGTAGTTCCTTCAGTGCGGTGGGGATTTTGTCGAAGTCGATCATCGCAACCACCCCTCTACCGTCTTGCGGGGAACAAGCCATCCCCATCCACCGTATGGTGCGCCAGATTCGAGATGAAGTTTACCTAGTTTCAAGATGAAGTTCCCCGGCAAGTCGATGTAGACGGGCCGCGAGGGTGACGCGTAGTGCTTGCGAGGTTGCCGCCAACGGAAGGTCACAACCTCCCACGAACGTGGGGTCGCCGACCTCTTCCGGCGGAGGTTTAGACGAGCGCTTGTGTATACGGACCAGTCATCACCGTCGAAATATTCCTTCGTAAGACCGTAATGCTGCGATCTTACACGAATGGGCGGCCACAGACACTCGCACCCGCTTTCGTCCACACGGGTCTCCCAGTCCTCTTGTATGTCCGCCAGAGATGTGTCCCGTGATAAGTAGCTGCCGTCCGGTGCACTAACTGGAATGTCCGTGCCATCAAATAGCCATCTGAGCCTGTCGCCGTAACAGCGCTCCCGTTCGTGTATTTCATCAACGGAGATACCAGAGTGTTGTAGCTCCACAACCAGTCCGGTGGACGTCACAATATCTGCTCGGTGGTTCTGGATTGATACCTCTGTCTGCGCAGCGAACGACTTCCAGTGCCGGTGCCACTCTGTTTCAGGTTCCCACCAGGGATCGCACTCGGAGCCACTGACGTGCGCCCAGTGGTGGACAACGATCTGGCCGCACTTGGCGACCACATCGGATTCGCACAGTGGGCACGTGCCCTGTGCGTGCGGAGTGGCCTCACACCGATCGCCGTTCACGTCTGCGTACTGCACTAGATTGTATCCCCTCTGACAAACCGCCGCCGTGCTCCTCGCTCCCGCGCCCGCCGTGTGCACTTGAACGTGACGTGCCGTTCTCGTACGAAATGCAGCCATATTAATCGAGGGCGCCCGCCGTCAACTATGTTCCAGAATCGCATTAGAACATCTCCATCTGCGGTGTTACCGGCCGCTCTACTTCTTGTTCTCTCGCGCCAGTTGCTTCTCCAACCGTGCGATCTGCTTCTGAAGCTTCTCTCGTAGCGACATAGGCTTTGATGAACTCGGCCGCGACTTGGGGGACGATGGCGTTGCCATAACCCCGCAGTCGTCCCACTCTCTTGGGTACCCCTGTAGCCAGCGGGGAAGAGCCGGGTTCAATGATCCGGTATTTTCCGTCCCGACAGGGGATCCAGATGCCGGTGCTCCAGAAAGAAGGAGTCTCGTCTTTCTCCCGCTCATCGTGTCCCCCGCTTCGTTGTAATCCGCTGTCGCTGGGCTCCCCGCCATCGGGGTCGGCCACCCGGCCGTCTCCGCCGCT